NTAAAAGTAGCCTTTATAATGCGTTAACGCATTAATTAGCTCGGTTCCCCTCACCAGGCGAACCCTAAATCATAGAGAGGTATCATGACCCCTAAAAAGCCAAAATCGAATATCCAATGTTTTGGCCCGAACTGCGATAAAATGGTAGAGCAAAATCGCCCCTGGTCTAAATTCCACTGTGATAAATGCAAGGGTAAATATCATATATATAAGAATACCCTTATCGGGGTAATAAGTTTATTCAGTAAACCTGCCGCCCTGGATATGCTGGAGAATCTGAGGAGGAGAGTTGAGAGGAGTTAGCTCAGGGGGTATTGTTTTAGGAAGGAGGCAAAATGGAGAATATAGTTTTTGGAACTCATGAAGATGGATTGGAAGGTGCTATTAAGGAAGATATTTATCGTAGAATATTAACAGGTCATTTTTATACTGTTATTGCTCTTATAGTAATGGGAACAAAAAGGGCAATAGAAATTAAGCCATTGAATTTTGAGATAGGTAATAATTATAGAGAGGCAACAACAATATTAAAAATAATGAAATAATTATAAAGTTATTACCTAAACGGATCTACATACCCTATAATCCGTCTATCCCTCTTGATAGGTCTTAGCTTAATGAAGGCATTATATTTGATAGCAGTCAATCGGTCATTTACTTTTGACCCGCCCCCACTTGCCCCCATTGCCAGCCATCTATTTATACAGAACTCTACATGAGTAATTTCTTCTTTACCGTAAAATACCAAGCAACCGGATCGGGGCTTATCCACTTTAGGAAACATATTGAATAAGTCCTTAGCTCTGCAATCGAATTTCCGAGGAAGTCGGCCAACCGATTTAAGCAATTCAATTATTAAGCCTGAGCAATCGAAGCCAGCGATAGGATCGTCCCCTCCCCAGGAGTAAGGTAAATCCAAAAGAGTCCATGCCCTTTTAATAGCTATTCTACGCATGAGGAAGGGAGGTAGATTCATTCCAAGCCTCCGAACTTAATACCAATTATTGTCAAGACTCCTCCCGTTATACCACCGAGAAACGATTTACTTTTATCAAACCAATTCTTATGTTCAAGGGCATAAATTCTCTGTTCAAGATTATTCAGATTTTGGTAGATGGTATAATTCTGGTCGGCTTGAGGCATTGATTTGAAAGCTTCTTTGCCGATAACCATATGAGCATCTTTCATTATCTCTCTATCGCTATTGATAAAACCAAAACGTTATCTATCTTTAGATCTCCACTTATAGGCAACTCTTGATAGTTAAGTTTTCCCGCTAATAAATCTAACCAGACTTGCTCAGTGATTGTAACTATACATTGAGCATTGTCTGAAGCCCCTCCCTTAACTGTTGGGGGCTTAGTGCTTAAATCAACAGTCCACGATCCGCCGTTATCCCCTACGATATTAAACTGATAAATAATATTTACAGCATTATACCTTCGGGAATCCCTTGTAACCCCTTCTAATATTCCCTTTTCAAATCCGTCTTTTATTTTTCTATCTATCATTTTATTTTACCGAGTTGATTATGAAAAATAAACCTTCGATATTCTGTGCGAGCCGGAAACACATACACATAAACTTATCTGTAAAATATTTTCCCCTTGTTAATTCTGCCTTTTTATCAAGTATATCAACATTGAATTGAGAGCATATATTCCCGGCTTCTACTTTTAGTTCTTCCCCTTCAATTTCATTATTTTTTAACTGGATAAGCAAATCTGGATATTCTAAAAATACACTATCTTCAATAGACAAGATAGCTTTCTTTTTATCATCGCTATATTCTACACCGTAAATTATTCCGGGCGGAATAATAGCAGGCTTAATACTCTGCGAAATATCACCATCTATTTCTTGGTCTTCAATTACAGTATCCACTATAAAGCGTTTCATTATGCTCCCTTATCCGGGTTGAAATTGCTAATAATTATATTATCAAGGATGGCATCACCACTTGCTTTAGGTTGAGCTATCTGAAATCCTGCTATATCCCCTAATGAAGTTTGTATAGTCATGCAATTAACTTTTGCTGTATTCATATCATCAATAAATATACCCCATTTCTGTGTGCCGAAATCTATCCTGCATTTTATTTCCTCACCTTTATCTGGATCGAAAGTAACTCCTGTGGATACCCAGGCTGCACCATTCCTTGCATATATGTATCCATTGTTCTGATAATATACTAAATAAGATTGAATGCTAAAATTTTGATTTGCTATCCGAGTAAGTGGCCCATCTGTTCCTGTTGTTACTTTACATATATTATGCTTAACCCATTGTATAGAATCCGCCGATGTCTCTATTACATTTCTTTGAATTACACAACCAGAGCTTGCATCAGGACTGAGCAAAACTTCATTGCCTGCGAATATTACGGCAGCACGCACAACACCATTGATATAACCGGATGGGTTCATATCGTGCCAGCTATCAAGCTCATGTAATGGATCACTCATAGTGGAATAAAAAGGATTAAAAGAAGTTGAATACTTAGCAATTCTATCTTCAAATAAATCTAATTTAGTTCTGCCCTTATCCGGTTTTATATCTATTCCCTCAACTCTAAAAGCTTCATTGTTTAAGGAAGCAACTGCAAGAGATACATACACTCGGTCATTCATCTGATGTCTATATCCCATCATACCAACTTCTATTTCTAAATGTTTTAGTGGTCTGCTATATTTCCCTAAAAAATCCGAAACAAATGCTATGCCTCCAGCCCGATAAGCCACTCCCAAGTCAGGCCATATTAAAAACATTTGAGACTTGCCTTCGGTGTGATCAAAATATTTTTCATGTCCTCCGTAGGTGCTATAACTCTTACTATCAACTTCTGATAAATAACTGGGAGAAAATAGCAATTCAACTTTATTAACCATTCTATCGGTTTCAATTTCCAATTTAGGCAAGGGGAATATTTGTTCTTCGGTATAAGTCGCTGCACTGGCTGTAATGCTCATTATCGAAGGATATATTTTATTTTCTTCTACTGAAAATATAGTATTCGTCAATTCCTTTATTCTATCCATTAATTTTAATATTGATTCTCCCTTTGAAGAACCCCTTAATTGATAACTTCTCGATCCGCATTCATTTTTCCATGATGCCCACGCTGCACAATTAACGATTGTGCCAAAGGCTTCGGTGCTATGTGAATTGATCATTGCTGCAAACATTTCCGCTGGATTAAGGCAATATGTTCCCACATAATGAAGACCTATACATTCTTGGCTTGTGCCTATTATTTGCTTCTTTAGCCTTTCAATAGTATCCTGAAACTTTATACTACATTCAACTCCTTTATATGAGACATCTATTAAATTGCCTTCGTATAATGTAATTAAATCCTCACTACCCACACCATCTGAAAATCCTAATTTCACCCTTCCGGGATAATTATAAATATAAGTTTCCGGTGTGTTTAATATCACATTATATTCCTGTAAATGATTAGCTAAGCCTATTGTCATATCGCCTGCGGATAGTTTATCTACCCGCCTTTTTATTGTGGGATATTTAAGCACATGATCGGAATGATCGGTATTGCTTATAATAAATCGCACCGCCGGACTGGACGGTATAGTCTTTTGGCATTCGTTATTGAATAGGGAAGTTACAGATAGCATTTTATTATTTTTGACTTGTATAAATCAGAAGGCCACCGAGAAGAAAATAAAAACCAAGCAATGTAAATGCCTGTGGTTTACTTATTTTCATCTGGCATTCTTTAAGGGTTAACCCGTTATGAATGCAATTAGATGGATTCTCCTCATTAACAATTTCTTCACCATAAGCTATACTTGCCGTTAAGATAATAACGGCCACACAAAGACTGATGACTTTCTTCATTGCTACCCCCTTTATAAGGTTTCTAATATTAAATCGCCCCGAAACTTTTGCAAGAAATAAGGCTTTTGATATTTATCGAAAGGTGATGTTTTATTCATCAGCTTTACTATGTAATAACTACTTGGAAAAGCCGTGTGATCCTCATCATAAAAATATAATATTCTCTGACTTTCCCACCAACTGTTAACTAAAGACCTATCATAAGAGTTGACAAAACTAACAGGCACTTCCCAACGATTCCATTTCGCAAACTGATAGGAATAGAGAGTGCCGTTTAATGTTCTTTTCTCGGAACGATTAACCTTATCTTGTAATTCAAAATCATATTCAGGTTTTATTTCAACATAAGGTTCTACCCGGCAGACATCGAGAAAATAAGTATCACCGCTATTAGTGGCGAATACCCTAATGCCTAACGAATTTTGCATACATGGGAAAGTAGTATTAACAGTTATCCATCCTGCATCAACCGTTGAGGAATATATTACCGTAGATCCAGCTATGCCGTCAGCGGAAATCATAATATAACCCGACATAACATAAGCTTCAACAAGGAACCTTACATTTTGTCCCGAAACAACACTATCAATAACACTTGAACTGTCCACTCTAATTAAAGCACCATTTAAACCCGCCAGGGCTTGAAATTTCTGACTATAATCCCCACGCCTTATATAAGCAGGGGAGGTGTTTCTTGTTGGTGTGCCTGAATTTTGTAAATACCCATTACATAATCCACTGGTATATGTGCCACTCAAATAATGATTTGAATTAACCGGGCTCGCTAATGATATTGGCATAATATCCTCTACGAAGTAACTGTTATTCCCCGGCGAGCTAATCTATCTAATCCGGGAAGTAATTGCTTTTCTAACATATCATCAATTTCGCTGTCTGTCATTTCAGACATTTTATCGGCAGTTGCAACATTTATTTCGCCTCTAAAAACAAGGGCTCCCCCTACTCCCCGATCCCTATCCGTTAATGGCACGATGGCTTCCGGGCCAGCCTCACCTGCAAGCACTAATGTAGGTGCAGTAACGATACCGCCCTTTGCCATTTTTTGAGCCGAAATAATTGCTACTTCCGCAGCACCTTTAGCAGCTATTATAGCAGCAAGGGGTATGTTAGGTAATACTTGTGTTACCGCTTTTGCAGTATTTATTATTGCCGAAGCAAGGGCGATAGCCTTTCCCTTTATTCCCGCTGCCCTCATCATTGTAATACTAAGATCAAAGGAAGCGGATACGATTGCCTGCCTCTCAATCTCAGCTTGCTTACTGGTTTCAATCGCTTCCCGCTTTCTCTTTTCAGCAAGCTCAGTCATTAATGCCCTATTTTCTTCTATCTCAGCCTGTGCCTCGGCGGTTTCCCAAGATGCTTCTAATACTGCCTGTTGATTATTTATCAGGGTTTCGGCAGCATTGGTAGATTCCGCTGCTGTGTTTCTGAGTTTTTCAGTAAGCCCGTCTATTGCTTCTTGTATTTTCCCAACTGCCTCAATCGGTTTGTCCACTTCCGCAAGGGCTTGGTATGCTCCCTCTATATCTCCCTTAGCAACTCTTATCACAACCAATACACGATAGAAAGCATCTTTTAGAAAATCTATTGCGGGCAATGATTTGTTAATCGCTTCAAGTAAATTCACCATCGCATCTTTTACCCATTCAAGGATCTCTTCTCTATTATCTTCTATTGCCTCACCTAACTTTTCAAATATTTCCTTTGCACCTCTTATGCCTGCAATAACAACTGTATTTCTGGTAATAAGTGAACCGAACTTTTCAAATGTATCCCCGACAGTATTGCTTAGTTGTGCCATTTGCCCGGAATAGTTGTTAACCATTGCCTGAGCAGATCCCCCAAATTTCTTTTGTATCTCGGCAAGAACAGCATTAAACTTTTCGCCTTTTGGAATATTCTCATCAATCCTGATACCATACCGGGAAAGCATTGAAGGCATCTCAGCACCTTTTGCCACTAACATTGCTGCCTGCTCAATAGTCATACCAAGAGCTGAGGCAAAGTCTGCCGAGGCCATCGTTGCTTTGTCAAGCCCCTCCCCCCTTAAATTACCCAACTGCATTAACAATGCCTGAGCCTGCAATGTAGCCTCATCGCCGAACTTAGTTACCTTTTGCAGACCGGAGGCATATTGAGTTAAATGGCGATAGTTCTCCTGAGTAGCCATACCTGTGGATCGTAGAGCAGCCGCAAGCTTTAACTCGGCATTCTCTTGAACCTGAGCTAATCTAACACCTTTTACCATCGCCGCTGTTAAGGCAGCAATAGCAGCAGCAGCGGCAACAGCAGCGACCTTCAAGCCGACTTTTAGTGTATTACCGATTTTATTAATAGCTGCCGAGGCTTGATCCTTAGCACTGATTATAATTTCTACTGCATTTTTCGCCGCCATTCTCTTAACTCCTCTAAGCATACATTTATAGTTTCAATTAATTTATTAGGCTGGTCAAAAAGACCGCCGGGCTTGGGATACATAATTAATCTATATTCCATTATATAAGCTGGTTTGCCTTGACTATTAACGGTGGGTTGAGAATACCAAGCAGAGCATAAACGACTGATTTTGATAAGCTGGCCTATGGCGGGGTCAACGGGGTGCTTGGTTAGGAAATTCCAGACACCCCTTCTAAGTTTTTTTCGTCTTCCTCGGATAGATAAGATATAGTGAATAATTGATTTACAACTTCCATTACCAGCAATACACACTTATTTATCCCCGCCGCTTCCTCTGCATTTACCTCCTTACCGTTAATGAAAAGGTTTTTTAACTCAACATATTGATTCTTAAATACCGGCACACAAACCCGTTTGTAAAACTCATTAGCCTTGCCTTTTTTTAACTTCCTATTCTCATCACACAACTCCTCATAGATAGGCTCCACATCATGGATTAGCTCAACTGATAGGCTTGTCAATTTAGTCTTAATCTGCTTTTCAGGCGGTAACTTATCATTCCCTTTCCATGTAGGGATATACTCTTGCTGAGTGGATAAATCCATAAAGCCCCCTTTGTTAATAAGCCACTCTTGTATTTACCAGACTTACCTTAATAGCGTAGTTAGAGCTTTCATCATATACACCACGATTTGTAAATCCTACCTTGATTACTCCGGGGCCAGCTATTGCAGGCGGATATGTCTCATAGCGGACTTTAGGAATATCAAAAAGTAGTGTATTGTAACTGACAACCGATGAACTAAAGTTAAGTAGTAACCGCCTTTCAGTCCCGGCAATATAATCAAGATAAGATGACTGTGTTTCAAACACCATTGACCCAGTAACTCTAACCATAATATACCCAGTTCTGACAAACCGCCCTATCCGCTTTGTGGCATTCAGATTCGCTTGACCTTCGATCTGATTGTCTATCGTGATTGTCATCTCATCAATATGGGAATGCGGGGTTGTGGCTATTGTTACTGATCCTTGACTCCAGAACCAGGGATCAAGCTTGGCAAATGTAGGAGTCGGTTCAGCCCTAAGTGAAGAGGTTTTAAACATCATACCCGCAGTAACTTTTAACATCTGCCCACCAACGATATTAAACTCCAGCCTGTTAACTACCCCATCCGTCAATTCCCAGGTGCTACCTAATCCCCTGTGCATAAGCCCTGTAATTGCGGGTAATGGTTCGTTGGCATTCCAATCAGAACCTTGCGGGATAAAATCATGGGTAGTGCAGGAATCGGCAGTATAAGTTGAAGTATTTATCCCACAAACGGCTTTGAGGAAATGTCCGATTCCTAAAGGATGCACCTCCATTGCTACATCCCCGGCAGTCTGTTCAAGACCGACTTGACTGGGAGGCTCCCCTAACCGCCTTCTAATACCCTCCTCCATAAGCTGTTCAACTGTTGTAGTAATGCTCTCAGATATGAAAGGGAAAAATTCAGCACTTGCTTGTGCCGAAGCCCCATAACTACTCTGATGAGCTAACCCAAAAAATCCAAGTATACCATATCCAGTTCCCATAACTATTTACCTCCTTTTTTCTTTTTATCTTTAAACTTAGCTTGCTTTTGCTCAACAAGCTTATCGGCAAACTCAGTTGTAACTACTATTAGCTTGCCCCTTTCCACATTACCGACGTCAGGATTCCATCCCGATTCACCAATCCATATTACCTCAATATACATTCTGTCCTCCTTTGTAATTTTCTATCCTTTCTAAAATCATCCGGGCTTAATTCTTTCTGCCTACTGTAATGTCCGATAAGTATTTCCCCTAATCCCTCATTACCAATTTCCGCAATGGCTTCCTTGACACCCTCACTGGCTAATAGTTTTTTCATAAACTCGGCAAGTTCCGGTTTCCCTCTTGCCCTATAACTACTTATCCATTCGCTAATCCTTTTATCTTCATTCAATATCCTGATTAGGAAATAATCCAATTCCTGATTATTAGCATCAATTATAATATTAGCGACTTTCAGTAATATCGGCAAGGGCATATCCTTGAGTATGTCAAATAACCTCGGCAAGTAATCATCATTTTTATAATTACCCCAACATATCTTTACATCATATATAAAACTACATAGCTTATCTATTTCAATATAATTTATTTTCCTTACTTCATCAGCAATATGTTTTATATCTATCAAGCTCATTATATCGTTGCATCATATTCAAGTTCTACAATTACACTACCGCCTGCTAAGTAATTAACTCCTTCCCGACCGCTTTCAAATTCACCACCTAATAATCGCAAACCGTATTGACCGATTCCCTTCGCTGCCCTCTGTTCCATTATAGCTATCTCGGTATTGCCTATTAAATCGTCTCTATGCTCAAAGGCCAACTGCTTATCAAGATTACACTCCCAACACCAAAGCTCGATCCTTATTGTATATCGTTGTATCGTGCCTGCGGCAATCGGCTGTGTTTCAAATGGCTCTCTACCTGTTAAATATATTCCCACTAAGGGACATTGTTCGGCAGCTATATTCTCAGGCTCAATCTCAACTGTAACAGTGCTACCGAGTCCAGTCTCCAGCCCTGTTTTTATAAGCTGTTCTAAATAATAGTAATCTATCCTTGCCATTATTTAATCGCCTCTTTTACGAATCCATCAGCTACTTGTATTGACATCATCAAGGCTAAATTCTTTGAGGGCAACATCGGCCTTTTTACTAATCCAGGATGGGTAACACCTCTTGAAAATATTGCCTTCCCCTTTTCTCCTTTACTGCCTGCACCTTTTGCAAGATGAGATCTCTCGGCAGGATTTACACCAAATAAAAGAACTTTCTTTTTTACAGGAACTATCTGATAACCTTTAGTGCCGAACTCATGGTATTTAGCAATCTCTAACGGCGATCCTATCTTTACACTTCGCCCCCCTACTTGATAAGCATAGCTTTGTTTTAGTTTCCCGGTATCCTGTAATATCTTAGATGACTTTTTCCGCCTCGCTTGAATGGTTAGCTTACTAAGCTCCTTCCATTTATTTTCTTTACCCTCGGCCTTGAAATTATCATCAACGAATTTTAATATCTTAATTCCAATTCTTTTATAAAGCACCTTATGATTAGATACCTTTTTCTGTATCTGCCGGAAGCTCCTTGCTAATTCGTCTGTGCCTTTAACATCAATATCAAGCATGAACCACCCCGACATTAGGCATAATTATCTTATTCTCTTGCATCCTCTCAGGTATAATATGATGACAGGTTGCACATAATTTAAAAGGCTTCAATCTCATTTTAAACATATCTTGATATACATTGCCTACTATCCCATAACCGAAGGCATCAAGGCAACAGGTTGTTATATCACCATTAGACATAATCATCACCTCACCCCGGCCAAGCCAGGGGCAGTTCATTTCATAATCTACATTATCAGTCCAGTTTATTTGCCCCGCCCAATTATTAGGATAAACGGCATAATCAATATTCCAATTAAACTTGATATGTGCCTTTCTGAATATTTTTACTGTCTTTGCTGTTGACTTAGCATCATGTGCAGTAATATCAATACTTGTTATCCCCGCATCTCTACAAGCTATTGCCAAGTCCTCAGTCATCAATTTTCCATTAGTGTTAAAATGCAAGATACCCGGATTCGGGAATACTTCACGAGCCATTCTTATCATCCGGGGTAAGGCCGGATTCATAGTAGGCTCACCAATGCCAAATAAATTCAACTGCTCTAACTGAGTTCCCTGTTCAACCAACTTATCCAACCAATACAAAGTCCTTTCATATATATCCAATGTCATCAAACCAACATCCCTGTAATTGCCTTGAACCTGATTAGGGCAATAAGGACACTTGTTATTACACAAGCTGGATAGTTCTATGTTGGTAATAGAGGTTATTGGTTGCATTATTCAATAACAGTGATTTGTATTCCTTCGTCTTCTACGGGATCGAGCCGATAAACAAAATCTTGATGACCCCTCATTCCCAATTCATTACCACAAAAATTACAGCCACCATTATAAAGTTTATCTTTTATCGTCTCAACTTCTTTTTTACTTAATATGCCAACACCTTCCCTTGACACATTAATAGCTGTCTCAGTCTTATGAAATTCGTTTCGCAGCGTTATTACCTTTCCGCCCTTCCCTGTCATTGCCACAATCTCATCTTTCGACTCACTCTTAACCTTCTTTTCTGTTTTTGGTTTTCTACCTCTTAATCTCATTACATCCTCCTTTGTTATTCCGCCGTATCTTCTTCATCTTCAAGGCGGTCAGGATCAATCCTTTGTTCTGTCTCATCTCTATGGTCAAAAGTGGGGGCATAGCCCATCGTATCACTATAAAGCATATTTGCTGGTAAGGCTACTGTATCACCGCTATCAGTCTTTAATGGTAAATTCCCGCTGACTATTTCAGTCAATACCTCATCTACATTTTCCTTGAATCCGTCTACCCAATCCGATTCCGCTACACCTTGATCAACAAAAAACCGCCGGGCAATATAATAGACTGACATATCCTCTGCCAAGCTTTGAATTATTGGTATATTGGAAGTAAATGGCAATGGATACACTTTGCCTACCTTTGCATTTACATAAGTTTCCGCCCTGCCTATGTGATAATAAATATCAGCACTGGTAATATTAGAAGAGTTGATTCTTGTTATTATCTTCATAATATTATCAACGGTGCAGTATGATACCGGATAAGTTATAGGCATTTAATTCCCCTTAAACATATTTCCCCATCCAGGGGTTACTCATGTCATTAATCAAAGCATTCGTAAAAGCCTTAATATCATCTGGATTTAAAAACCTTGCCTCTAAAAAGTTATTAGAAGGATCGGGGTTATCCGGTTTTATATCCATTGCTATTTTTGCCTTGATACCCAGGCCGAGAAAGCCTACGGCTTCCGAGTAATAAGGCAACCCGTCAATCATCCATCTGATATTACAACCATTGCCAAGAAATTCTTTTCTATAAAGGTTAATAGCATTATGGCATATCCCGGCTATTTCCTCAGTCATTTGACCTCTATTAGCTTGTAATTTATAGCGGGCAAGGTGAGCCCAATCCCTAACCATTAAGAATTTGCCAAGCACCCTATCGGGATATTTTTCTCTATCCCTAATCATAAGATGGAAGTTTCTATGAAATCTTTTTATCCGCCCCTCCTCGGTAAAATAACCATCGTGAGCAATCTCTACATCACCTAATAGAGTAACATCACCAACGCTTTTATTTAATCCTATTTCAGGGTGTTCATGAACAACACCGAAAAACTTAATGCTTTTATTGTTTCTAAATAATCTAACAGGCAGATCGGGCGGAAAGGCATTAGGGGGATTTGTAGAGAAATGATGTTGCCGGATTGCATAGCCATTAAATATATTTTCCCTCAGATATTTATCAATATGGTTTGTTCTCAATAACTCCTCATCGGCATCAATCCATAATATCCAGTCCATTTGGGCAGATTTAATACTATTATTCCGGGCTTCGTCAAACCCTACCTCTACGGGACTCAGCCCATCAATAACCATGTCTGCATATCCCTTTAATATTTCTCTGGTGCTATCAGTAGAATTATCATCAGCAACGATAATCTCATCGGCAATCCAATCAACACTTTTTAAGCACCGCCTCAACATATCCTCGCCATTTTTGACTATCATACAAACTGATATTGTTTGCCTCGGATTCTGCACATACAATTTACGATCCATATCAATAGGTTTTGCAGGTTCACCACCTTCCTGCCATGTGTAAAAATACCACCCCAACGCTACACCATCTAAATCGGAAATCGAACCAGGAATAATCATCTTTTGGAAATTAGGCTTATGGCCGAACATTCCTTTTATATCCCAATTCTCAAGTTCCCATATATGCTCCCTTTTGCTGTCCTTTCTATATGTGAACATTTCCCAAGTCCCCATCGGAGTCGTTACCAAAATAATCCCTCCGGGTTTTAACCATTTCTCGGCAGCATCGGCAAGCTTCCAGGGTTCCGGGGTATGTTCAAGCACTTCCATTAGTAAAACTAAATCATAGCAAGGATGTGGATACTTCTCTGTTAATATATCCGCTACCCTTACTGTATATCTATCTTTGGAATATTTATCTTTTAAAACTTTCAAGGAACTGTTAACCATAGAAGGCGATATATCAAAGCCATCTACATGATACTTTTCGTCAAGGTCAAGGATAGCTCCGATATATTCCCCCTGAGCACAACCGATGTCAAGAATGTTTTTAACTTTAGGATGCCCCTCAAGCCACCTTTTAACGGCAGGCCAACGGGGAGGGTTCGGAGGGCGGAGGGTATCACCAACTTCGCCAAGATATTTCTTAGCTGCTATTTCCTCATTCTCGATATATTTATAATCATAAACGAAGGGCCATTGATTTCTTAGCCGCTTTGATAGCCTACCCTTTCTAATATCATTGGTTTTTTCCAACGAAGCTTTCGCAGCTATAATATCACTTCGTCTTGTAAAATGATAAGCAAGTCTGACTTTATCCTTAGTTGCATTTTCAAAATATTCATCAAACAATTTTGACCATTCCTGCCCTAAAGATTCAAGGCCAAATAATTTAGATCGTTCATACCCGGCCGCAGAGTTCTCCTTCCATTTATCCTCATTTGTCAATAGCTCTAATGATTCAGTAATGAACCTACCCTGATATTCAGAACCCCGTGCATCATCTTCCCAAATTAACTTCCCTGCCTGATTGCCAAGAGTTTCCGGGAGGGCAGCCCGGAATGACCCTACCATCGGCAAACCGACTGCCATGCACTCCATCGCAGTAATACAAGATATTTCCTCAAAATCGGAAGGGTATAAATAAAGCATTGATGTCCGGTAGTGTTCGTATAAATCTTCTTTTCTCAATGCTCCCAGGTGAACAACCTTATCACCAAGTCCCGCAATCAAGTTATCTATCTTGTTATATAACCCTGCTAAATGCTGAACCCTGTTATCATATCCAGCTAAATACAATTTCAAATTAGGTAGTTTTTCCAAAAGGCGGGGGAAGGTCTTTTCAAGAACTATATCCATGCCTCTCTCCGGCCTGGCAGTATAAATAACTTTGTTTCTATCCCTCTGTTCTAATGGCCGGGGAGCAGGTAAAAGGTATCGGTCAATGCCATTCCTTGTTACTTTAAATGCTTCATCGGGCAGTTTATATACTTCCTTATATTGGTCTTTCATAAACTCACTCAATACCCATACTTGATCTACATTCCATAATGTTCCCCGGACAAGAGGGGTGAATCTATTAAGAGCAAGGTCATGTGACCAGAGTATATGAAGCTTTGAGTTTATTCGGAAACTAAACGCCTGCGGATCTCGCTGCACTATTGTTATATCATGTGGGGTATAAATAGCCCATTCAGGAAAGCGGGAAACATTAAGATATTGAACACCGTTATAATCGCCTTCTCTTTCGCAATTAGAAAAGACGATTACTTCATGTCCCTGTTGTTTAAGGGTGCGAGCCATTTGAAGCCCTATTGTTTCAGAGCCTCCGAGATCCTTAGTCTCAAGTGTAGAACCGTCAAACGGCATACCATTAATGTAAAAGGCGATGCTGTATTTGTAGTGCTTCATAAATTCCTTTAGAAGTTGGGGCTACTAATAAAAAGGCTTATATCCAGCGGGGGCTACTCCTCTTGGAATATAAGCCTGTAAAAGTAGCCCCCATAATATAGCATGACAATTAGAAAGTATTCAGGATTGCATAAATGCAATCTGTCGCAACTATCTTTTCGTCCTGATATGTGCCTACCCTAACTGACCGGGCGTATATCTTTCCGTCTTCCATCCATCTTGCAGTAAACGCAGCGGGTAATTTGGGCGACTTCCATCGAAAGGTAATTCCGGCGGTTGCAGTCGGAATACCTGGGCCTTTCGGTTTCTCAGTATGAGCAATAATGCAATGATGCGACCAGACATGGCTCATAGCGTCTGCCAACTTTTCTGAGCCGGTATTCTTGATCATCGAGCCCACAAGATACTTCTCTACACCGAAAAGGTCGGCAAGTGCGTTAGTCATGTTGGCCTGAGTGGTTCGTTGCACATACTTAATGCTGTTCTTAATCTGAGGGTGTTGTATTAACTGAGTATGAACAGGATAGCCAACTACAATGACATTGGCTTTCTTGCCTGTGTTTTGCTGAATAAAGGTCTTCCCGGTCTCTATATCACTGATAGGGTCTGAGTCGCCTTCTGCGGCACGGCCAGACCATAGAGAAGCCGGAGCAGTTACATAACTCCCGCAATTCGTGCCGGAAGTTACTGCACGGGCAACCCTATCCTCAGCGTCCAGCAATAACAATCCCTTAACCAACTCGGCATGACTAACAGTCAGATTAAAAGCATCATCAGCGTTGTCCATATCCTCCCAGGATATATCACTCTGCAATTCGTAGTTATCGGCGAAATACCCGGCTGAGGAGGTGGCAAAGTCAATCTTGTTAGGCTCGGTCTTAGGAGCCCTCGCAGTTTCCGGTATCCTAAAGAAATCCCCTTTATCTATTTTATAGAATAGATCGCTTTGCTTTTTTACGGGCAAAACGGGGAATAACTCTTCGTAGATAGAGCCCTCAACAAGATAACCCACCAGTAAGTTACTGATAGCCTTATCTATATGAAAATCTCTTCCTTCTCCCATTTTACTATCCTCCTTTTATATTGCTGATGTAATAATTACACTACATCAGAATTAACAACAGTAAATGCTCTCTGAAGTCCACCTGAGAATAGTTCGGCTTCGAATATACCTCCAGATGCGACGGCTCCGCAGGCTCTACCCTTGAGGATAGTCCCGGAAGTAACGACTTCTGCCGCAGCAGATGCGTTATTGGTTATTAAGGCATTTGCCGTGATAGTTCCGCCAGCATATACCTTTGATATACCAGCAAACTTTACACGGGCGTGTTCACCGCTTTTTGGTTTGTTCTGTAATACCCCTGCTGTTATTGCGGTAGTAGCGGAAGCCTGATGGAAGGTATGTTCAGTTCGTTCTTCAACGAAATGATATTGCTTACCACTCAGATCGTCACCAGCCTCACCACTACGGTATAGTCCTTCAACATACTGTGACATGATTAATCCTCCTCTTTGAAATCGTTATAAGATTATTCCGATTCCGGTCTTGCATAATCCTTGAAGAGTTCGGGCTTGGTCATTTGTAGAAAGGCAACCGCATCGGCGTAAGTCTTGTCATCATTCTCCTTCATGTAGAGTGCTACTTCCTCATCAAGACCTATTGCCCCTTCACCTTTGTGAGTAGCATCGCTGGTTGACAGTTCCCGGAGTATCCCGGACAGCCCGGCTCTCTTTTCAAAGAGTTTCTGAAAGGCCTGGATCGGGGTTAGTTCCTCTTTCTCCAGTGATAGCTTTTTCACATCCTCATTACCGCTATCAAGGGTTTCCATAAGGAACTCAACAATCGGCTTCTCCACCGGGGCTATCTTGATGTCATCACCAGTGCTATACTTCTCCAGCCAAGTATCCCGTTTTTCCTTCCGCACCGCCTCTTCCTTCTTAGCCATTTCAGCCTTAAAGGATTCCGTCTCCTTGTCTTTCTCTTCAACAGTTTTTTCCAACTCGGCATTTTTAGCCTTTAGATCTTCCATTTCCTTTTTTTGCTCTTCATTCATTGTATTGTCCTCCTCAGTATTTTTTGTTTGTTTACTACTTTCGGCAGGCCAAGTGCCTTCGGCTTCGTGATGTAGCCAAGCACATAGAGCCTTAGCATCCGTTATGCCGGACTTGCCTTCAAGGGTGCTAACGCAACTTGTAAAACTACCCCCTACCCCTGACCATATAGCGGAAGGGTCGGCAAGCTGATTCTCTTTTAACTTTCCAAGTTTACCTGCTTTAACTAAAGCCCTTAGAGCATCTAATGACGCTTTAATATTAATCTTAGCAGAATAATCTTTTTCCGGTTCATAGTCCTCTACTGAATAAGCCCTTAGTTCCCCACCTTCGCCTGGCAGGGAATACATTGCTGAAATATCTTTCAGTGTATCAACGGCGGGTAATTTATCACCGAGAAAGGCAACGGCGGTTAATACTCTCGGCCTTACCTTACCTTCAAATACTCGATTGAACCATACCTCTGAGGAAACTGAATTATAAGCCTTATTTTTAATCAGCTCATAAATCGTTTTTGGTATATCAACGAATGAAGCTACTAACTTTTTGCCTTCCCGCCATAGCTTACTAACATAACCAAGTGCAGGTAAACCGTCTGCTATTTTCTGTGAGCCGTGATCAAGTTTAAGGCGGGGCTTGAAGGATAGGTCATTGAAGGCGGAAACCATATTATCAAGGTCTTGCTCAGTATAGGGATCGCCTTTCCAAGTTCCGGTAGCCATTACCTCTACACGGTCTATACTGTGCAAGTTAGCATACTCCTTAAAGAATTTTTCATATATACCAGTCTTATTTTGCCATTGATAATCTACCCAATCAGATTCAGTAAGGTTATCATAAAAGTGTTGTCTAAAATTCTCCTCACCAGATTCAGATATAGAATATCCTACTTTAGCTTTCTCAACCTTAGCCTCTACGATAGCAGCGACTGCCTCACCAAGTTGCTGACAGGTAAGCCCCTTGTCGTCCTTCATAGTTTGTTCCCAGGGCTTTAACTGTCCGGCTTGACAACGCTTAGATACATCTTGGACTATCTCGATTGGCATACTGACAGGATAAAGGAAGGGAAAGGGGAATGTCAAGGCAGGGTGTTAAGTGTAGCTAACTGTAGCTAACTGTTTTTTGAGTTTCTGAGGTATTTTTTCAGGGAATCTTCCCTAATGCGGTAGATTGTATTACTGATTTTAAAGGCGGATAGATCCCCATTCCTAATAGCTCTCCAGATAGTATGTCGGCTAACTTGTAACCTTTGAGCTACTTGCAGGGGAGTGAGTAGGCGTTCTTTGTTAAGCATTTAAGTTGGCGTGCATTCCTGACAACTCTTCACACAATCTTGGCAAATACTATTTAGGGGTTTTTCCTTGATCATATATTTTACTGTTTCTGAATCTATCCTTGACCGTGACCAATAGGGATAACAATAAACTCGGCTCCATGACAAGAACACACATAAGTATTAGAACCAACATTAATAGCGTTTATACATCTGTCCATCTAAGCCCCCTTATTTATTTAAAGCCCTATTGTAATAATTTAATATCTCTAAATGTTTCTGACACACTAACAAAGGTTCTATATGCCGGGCATCCCATAATATAAGCCACACGGCCCTTTCTCCGCATCTCCTTTGTTTCCTTTTGGCATCGGGCTTTGGCATATTTTTATATTGACAACTCATTTCGTTTATGTCAATAACCTTGAACATTTAAAATCCTTTTCCTTTTAACTCCATTGCCGTGTTAATCTCAGCCTCAGTGATAAATTCAACCGGGCCTTCGTCCTTAGTAACGGGCACGATAACCGAACGGCAGTTGTAATGATTAGGTGGTGTTAGCATATCAAGGCCGGGGCTATCGGGCTTGAATATCTTACCATCCAGATAAGTGCATACATCAGTAGTTCGGGCATCAAGAATATTGCTATACTCAATCCCGATTATAAAATCCTTCACATCGGGATCGGCAAACATATCCTTTCTACCCTGATTATAAGCCTCAGTGTAATTTGTCCTGATAACTGTTTCAAGTCTGAATGGGTCAACGACCTTATCGTCAACTATTGCGGTAGGATCTCCGAGGTAGGGCTTGAAGGCTTCATTTATTTTCTCGGTAATTGACTTAACCCCTTCCCCAGTCTTTAAGCCATTGTATAAAATATTATGCACTTCCCCCTCAAGCCTGCCTGTAATGCCAGTTACATAGAAATCCGCTTTCTCGGCAAAGAAGGATAGGGCCTGTGTAGCAGGTAGGGTTCCGGGGGATTTAATAGCAGCCATCGCTTTCGGTATTTCTGATTTAGCCTTATCCTTACCCCCGGTGTAAGTATCCGTGCTAAACTTTTTGAATACATCAGTCATTTCCCTTTTATTCTTTAGCTCGATAACCTTGACATCCTTCGGTTTCATCTTCCAATATTTAGGCTCCAGCCACTTAACCAATCCCTTCCGGCTTCGTTCTAAGATAGCGGTTAAATCCTTTTGCACCTTAGCCTGTTCTGAATCCATATCTTTTTGAAGTTGGACAAAGCCAACTTTCTTTTCAAACTTGTTAGGCTGGCGGGATAGGCTTTTTGTAGGCATTATTGTGCCTGTAAAGTCCACTCCAGATAAACTCTTGTCAACTAAGCCAGCTTCAATAACTTGTTTATCTAACCAATCTCTTTGTTCGGGTGTAACCCTATCAAGATTAATCCCTTTTTCCGCAGCCTTTTGTTTAATAAATAATTTTAATTCGGGGCGTTTCGTTCCTATTAGAGCAAAAGTTGCCGTTGTCTCCCCTTCCGGTTTCCCTACTTCCTCCGGTTGTGGAGTAGCTGGCGGGGCGGGGAGTGCAGGAGGTGGGGGGGCTCCGGGAGTAGGTATAACATCAATAACATCATCTTTGCTCATATCCCTTTCGGGAAATCCTAAGCTTGTCCTGATGTGCTTTTCGTCCTCTGGTGTGCTCTTAACTGCCCCTTTCTCAATAGCAACAAACCATAAGTTAAATATATAATCCAACTGCTCATCTGATAACGGCGGAAATACCAATTTAGGATATTCAGTAACCTCCATGTTATAATCCACTAACCGCCTTATTAACTGCTCCCCGATAACTGTCTCCGATAAATCCCTTTGAATTTTAAATACTATCCACATGAAGGCATTGAATTGCTCCTTAGCCTGTGCATAAGAGCCAACACCGGATTGCTCGGCAAAGCCACTTAGGGAAGGTAATAGAACAGCTTTTGCAATACCGCCATCGTGATAGCGGATTGCCTTCTCGAATACATCTGCACCTCGCATTGTAGATTCAATCATCTCGATTTCAGTATCCTTCGGCAAAGTAATAGAGGTTTTTGACATTAACCTTTCTATTATCGTCTGCAAGGTTGCCCTTTGAGCTTCCGATTGATACTTACCAACAACGGGCGGAATACCGAAGCGTTCAAGCAACATATTCCACCACTTAATTATCATATTCTTAGACCACCACGACCGATAAGCCTCTCTTAAATCAGATCGGCCATATAGGTTGCCAAACTTTTTATTATAGGAATAAATAATAAACTTATCCGGGGGATAGCCCTTCTTTTCATAGCCCTGAATAATGCTTTTTAGATTGCCATATTCATCAGTATCGAAACTAAACTCATCGGGGGTTTTAGTCTTTAAGCTCTTAATACCCCACATACCGGAGTGAGGCCCATCGGCATATTGTAAATAATTTTCCTCAGTTATCGAATAGCCGAAATCAATCGCAGTTAGTATCTCAAGCAATACATCATCGAAACTCCCTGCCATTCGCTTGATAGAATAATCCACATAATCGGCTGCCTTCTTATCCTTCCGGGAATCAGATCCGGGCTCGATAACATACCCTCCGGCCAGGACTGCATATTTTTTAATTAACAAAGCAGCCTTGACCTGCTCATCATTCAGCATCTTGTAATAAATATCAATGCCCTTTCGCCCTATTAAGTCATCGGGATTGTAATTGCCTAAATCCCAATTCCCGCTTGTAATTGCAGATGATGATTTTGCAAGTTCGCCAGTAGGGGGAGTGTTTGTTATTGCATTGATTACCCTACGATACATATTTAGTTGAGTCATTTTTAGACCTCCTTGTTATTCTATATATCCATCATAAATCGTTATAAGTTTATTCTCAAAATCTATTATTAAGTTATATGATTGTCCGGGGGGTCCTAATACACGGGGCCAATCATTATCTTTAATTTTATGCTTATTAGCAAATACTTCCAATTCATTAATGGTAGTAATATCTATTTGTTCAGTATAATAACTATCACCTGCTTTTTCAATATTGAATTTCATTTTTTAAGCCTCCTTATTGCTTACGGTAAGGGCTTAATCCGATTACATCTTTATCAAGAATACTTCTTTCCAATTTATCCAATCTTTTCATAATCTCCTTATAAAAATACTCATCTCGCCTGATATAGATTAACAAATCCTCCCCGCATTTATCACACTTCTTAATAACAGTTAGATAACTATCTGCTTGACCAGTTAAATAAATAGGTATTTTACAATTGCATATTTCTTTGGCCATTCATTCCTCCCTACCATCCAACTCTTTTTCTACCTGCTTGATTTGTTCATCAAGGTTAGATATGGTTTCCCCTAATTCATCATAATTCCATTGACAACCTTCCCTGACTTGTTTCAAGTCTTTCAACTTTTCAAGTAGCTCTTTGATTGTGGGTGGCATCCTAAAACTCCTCCCTCCCCGCTACCCTATCCGTTGACCTCTCCCTTACTATCCTATCCCTGCCCCCCATACTTGCAGTAATAGGGATATAGGAACCGCAGAGCCTATTGAACAATGCTAAGGCTACTACGCAGTCATCATGGTATCCTTCCGGGGCTGTATACTGGAGCTTACCACTTCGAGGCATAACCCTATATTCAAACATCTGTAATTCGTTAATCAGCTCAGGTATATCGGGGAAGTGAATATTCTCTTGCTCAATGTCAACCGCCAGTCCCTCAATAAGTTGTTGCTTTTTCTCGGATGTGAATGTGTAGGGCTCTACTTTCAGACCAGCCGCTATCAAGTCATCATAGATAGGATCGCCGATCCCAGTAGCGTCCATTAATATCTGAGCATCGTTAAATTCCTTAGCGTCTGCTATTATCATCTTTTTCTGCAACGGCCAAGCTAAACGATTAAATCTTTTAAAGGCTATAACTTGATTCGTGCTTCTATTCCCTATTATCTCAACTGTGAAATCCTCATGCTTTGCTAAGTCAAGGCCGATACCGTAATTACTAACATGATCTGATTTTTCTAACTGCCCTCTTATGCAAGCTTTAACATTGCGAAATACCCCTGCGGAATCCTCTATAAACTCGGCAAGGTATAGTTCGGCAAAGGCATTAGAAGGCATAAGCCTATGTGCATCTTCAACCTCATCATCAGGCATATAGGGGCTCAGGGAAATAGCCTTGCCGTCAACTATCTTAGCAGACGGCATACAGAAACTTTTATATTCAGGGTATGCCGGATCGTGGCCTCTACCGTAAAGCCGGAAAAACCAGTTGCGGCCTTTTGGATTACCCATTGCCTTAATTGGCCCACGAGTAACTGATAGGGTAGTTCTTAAATTATTAAAAGCTTCTTCTCTAAATCGAGGGGCCTCGTCAACGACTGCGAAATGCACTTCCTCACCAAGTAGATTATCAGGATCTTCACCTGTTCTACCCTCTATGATTGAGCCGTTAGGTAAAAATATTTCTAAGGTAGTTTCCTTAATCTTAATTAATTCCTTCGGCAGTAAATCGCAACACCTATTCCAACCTATCCTTGTCTGCCTATATACCGGGCCAGTCCACCAGCCCCGTGTGCCAGCATTATTCCAAGTTTTAGAGATAAGCCATTCAGCACAACCCACTGTTCCTCCCGCTTTCGTTCCCTTAACACCAAGAGTATAGCGGGGAGTAGCTTCGATGAATTGCTTAACTGGTTCCTTTAGTTCGGGCAATATCAATCTTACCGTTTTGGAACTCTGCTTTGAAGATTGCATCCTTTAATTCCGGGATTGAATATTCTTGTTTCTCGATATAGCCTCGTGCCTTACCTTTGCATTTTAAGTAGAATATTATAGCGGTTAGATTGCCGTCTTTAATCATAGAGGTAAGTTTATCTTCGGCAAGGTCAAGATAGCCGTCTTGGATAGATTGGATAAGCTCTTGTAGTTCGGGATGGGCTTTGATATATAGACTAACAGCAGGGGGAGTAACTCCTAATGCCTTTGCGGTAATAGTAATAAAGCCACCACTGGTAATAATTGCTTTTTTATAATTTTGAAAAGTGGTAGCCCTTGATGTTCTACCTTTAGGCTTGACGGTTCTTTTTTTACGAATTAGTTTATTAAGTTTCTTTTTACCAGCCATATCCCTAATTATAAATCAGGTAAAATCGGTTTGTCAAGGAAAATCTAATTATACTTGTTTTCTCCCGTATGCTGTCCGTAAAGATTCTCTTTATCCCATTTCCGTTTTAAGAAGCCTACGAATCCCGCTGTTACTCTAAATCTCTTTGCTATATCCGCCTGGCTTTCTCCCTTATAACACTCAGTTACTATCTCCTCCCTTATCTCTGGAGTAATATCAGGGCGGTTTAAAATAGGGATATATTTAGCCTGGCGGTAT